TGCGGCCTCACAAACAGTCCGAACCTCTATCTTAACGCTCTCAACAGTGAGCAACACGGAAAGGAGACCTCTATGGATCTCGCGAAACTGTTGGCGGAGCTGGGACTCCCTGCCACCGCCACGTTCCTGGATGCGCTGAACCGCATCGCCCAGATGAAGGCCGACCACGCCACCGCCCTGAACCAGGCACAGAACCCGCCCCTGGACAAGTTCGTCCCCCGGGGAGACTACGACACCGCCCTGAACCGCGCCTCCACCGCGGAGACCGAGCTGAAGCAGATGAAGGATACCCAGCTCGAAACCGCTATCAACTCCGAGATAGACGCGGCCCTGAAAGCAGGGAAGATCACACCGGCGACGAAAGAGTACCACGTTGCCCAATGCCGGATGGATGGCGGCCTGGAACGGTTCAAGGCGTTCGTTCAGGCGGCCCCGGTCATCGGCGGGGACAGCGGCCTGGACGGCAAGAAGCCCGAGGGTGACACGGCGCTCAATACCGAGGAGCTGAAGGTCATCGAACTGACCGGCGTCAGCATCGAGGACTACAAAAAGGCAAACAACCTGTAAGGGCTTGGAGCCCATGAAAGGAGTCACGCATGGCATTAACAGCCGACAGAACAACCCCCCGCCGCAGTGGCGACCAGCTGGAACTCCCGGCCGCCGCTTCGAAAAAATTCTACGCCGGGGCGCTCGTCGCCGTCGACGCGTCCGGAAACGCCACCCCCGGCGCCACGGCCACAGACATCCTGGGCGTGGGCCGCTGCCGTGAGCAGGTCGATAACTCCAGCGGACTTGCCGGGGCCGTCAAAGTTCCCATCGAGAAGGGGATCTTCCGCTTCGCCAACTCAGCCGGCGACCCTGTCACCCGGGCGGACATCACCAAGGACTGTTACATCGTCGACGACTTCACCGTGTCCCACACCGACACCAACCAGTCGGTAGCCGGCAAGGTGTTTGACGTTGATGACCTGGGCGTCTGGGTGGACATGAGGTAATAACGCCAAGAAACACAACATAAAGGAGCGTTCTAAATGGATATCAACAGCACCAACTTGCAGGCCCTATATCGGGCGTTCAACACTGCTTTTCAATCCGGTTTTGCCGGGGTTTCCGTGTTCTGGCCCAAGATTGCGACCCTGGTCCCGTCCGGCGCGGCACAGGAAGACTACGGTTGGCTGGGCGACATCGCGGCCATGAGGGAGTGGATAGGCGACCGCGTCATCAACTCCATCAAGCAGCACGTCTATGCCATCAAGAACAAGTCGTTCGAACTGACCCAGGGAGTTGACCGGGACAAGATCAAGGACGACCAGGTCGGCATCTACACACCGCTGTTCCAGCTGATGGGCGATTCGGCCGCCAAGCACCCGGATGAGCTCATCTTCGCTTTACTGGCAGCCGGCTTCGCGACGCTCTGCTACGACGGGCAGTACTTTTTTGATACCGACCACCCGGTCCTGGTCAACGGCGAATCCACCAGCGTCTCCAACTACCAGGCAGGCTCCGGCAACCCCTGGTACCTCCTGGATTGCAGCCGCCCCCTGCGGCCGCTTATCTTCCAGCAGCGCGAGAAAATGAAGTTCGCCGCCCTGGACCAGGACCGCGACCTGAACGTCTTCATGCGCAAGGAGTTCCTGTACGGCATCGACTGCCGGGACAACGCCGGGTTCGGGTTCTGGCAGATGGCATTCGCAAGCAAGAGCGAGCTGGACCCGGCCAACTTCGAGGCTGCTTATGACGGTATGATGGCGCTCAAGAAAGACAATGGCCAGCCCCTGGGCGTCAAGCCGACCCTGCTGGTAGTCGGCGCCACCAACGCCAGCGCCGGCCGCAAGATCGTAGAGGCCCAGCTCATCAACGGCGGCGAGTCGAACACCAACTGGAAGCGTGTCGAGCTGCTGGAGTGTCCGTATCTGCCGTAAAACCAGTGATGAGTGCTGAGTGATGAGTTTGAATCTGAAGCTCACGTCAAGGAGGAACCATGAAGAATCTGTTCTTGTTGACCAGTATCGCCATTTTCTTAATTGTCGCAATAGCCGCGTATGCCGCTCCTACCGGCAAGCTGGTAGTGGACCCGAACGGCAACGCCATCCAGGAGCACTCACCCTATCCGCCCTCGTCTGATTGCACCACCACGACCACCACCAAGGGCACTATCAAGTATGTAACCGTTTCAGGCTACAGCAAGCTCTGTTGGGATGCCCGGGACGCGAGCCACGCGGCCGCAACCGTCAAGCGGCATCTGGGGAGCAATACCGCATATATGCCGACCCAGAAAGACTGCATTGCCCTGAACAAGGACATGAGCACGGTTGTCTTCAAGCCGTATTCCGGGGCGTCCGCCGCATACACCGTCTGTACCGAGTTGACACGAGGGGGGGTGACGCCTTGATCCGGATCAAGTCAAAGATTGATTGTTTCCGGCGCTGCGGCGTGGCACACCCGGCGGTGGAAACCGCATACCCGGATGACCGTTTCAGCAAGGAGGAGCTTGCAGCGCTCAAAGCCGAACCGGTGCTTCTGGTGGAGGAGATCGCGGGAGACCCCAACGGCAAGGGCAAAGGTAAGAAGTCGGATAACGAATAAAAGGATCTCTTCATGGCGTACTGCACTTTGGACGATATCAAAAAGCAGCTCCCGGAATCGGTCATCACCAGTCTCACCGACGATGCCATGACCGGGAGCGTCGATGAGGCCGTAGTGGCCGAGGCCATAGCCGACGCGGACGCGGAGATCGACGCCTGGGTGGGGGGACGTTATACGCTCCCCTTCAACCCTGTCCCGGACGTCATCCGGAAGGTATCGACCGACATCGCCATCTACAACCTATTCTCCCGGAGGGACACCGACCCGCCGGAGGTGCGTAAAGACAGATACCGGAACTCCATCAAGCTGTTGGAGAACATCGCTAAGGGCGTTGTGTCCATCGGAGCGGCCGAGGCGACAGCTCCGGCGAAGGCGTCGTCCGCCAGCTTCACCGCTCCCGATCGGCAGTTCACCCGGGAGAAGTTGACAGACATGTAACGCGATATTTCGCGTTCGAGGGATTCCAATGGAACAGGAAATTATCAGTACCCACCCGTTTCTCCAGGCGGAGTTATCCGGAGGATTTCCCGGCAGCATTTTGCTACACCGGGACGTTACGCCTCTTGATTTGGAGGATGCCCGCACGGCGGTAATCCTCACCCACGGCTGCAATTCTATAGGTGGCGATATTTATGCCGACCAAGCGTGCACGCTTAAAGTCTACACATCCGCGGATGGGGATAATTTCGGGACCCCGGCTCTGGTCGCAGTTCCTGCCGGGCAACCATTACGATTCGAATACCCTGGGTTATTTTGCCGTGCCGTCAAGGTTGAAGTTGCCAACAACGGGGCTGCAATGACGGAATTCCGCCTGTACATCCGGGGAGGCGCCTGATGGAAAACCTCAATCGGATCATCGATCTCTCCGGCCGGAAAACCCTTCAGACCATCGCTTGCCTCCCGGCCCACTACTCCCGCGATATCGCCTGGGCAATCAAGGGCCGCACCGCCGCTGCCGATCGGCGCACCCTGGTCACCCCCTCGGCACTGGCGGTCAACATCGGCGGGCAGGGGCACATCATCGATGCGCAGATGGAACTCGACATCAATGTTGCCGCCAATTGGGATACCACCGCCGGGACCGATTATTCCAACCCTGCCAATAGGGCGGGAAAAGATCTGTACGCCTATGCCGTGCGTACCGGCATTTCGCGGCCCGACATCATCCTGTCGGCCAACAGCACCGTTCCGACCGGATTCAGCGCGGCCAACAGCCGGAAGATTGCCGGGTTCCATGGCCTCTGTGCCAATGCCGGCGTAATCAGCAACCATCCCCTTACCGGCTTTTTGACCGGCGACATCCTTCCGGAGACTGTATGGGACATCCTGTTCAGACCTATCTGCACACCCGAGGGCATGTTCTATGTGCCGGGGACCGGCTGGTGGGTCGATATCTACCTCGCGAGCCAGACTGGCGCCAGTACCCGTAGCGCCTACGGAGCCACCATCAGCGATACCCGCGATTGGAACTCATACGTCGACGACTTTGCCGCTGTCGGTAAGCGCCTCCTGGATGACTGGCTGTTTCAGGTCGCATTCTTCGGCAGCAACGAGGAGACGAACATTGCAGGGTCCGCCGACCCGGTTACCACGGGTGGCCACTCCGACACCGCCGGGCGTCGGATGATCAGCTATTACGGTGGGGAAGACGGTTGCGGTGCAATGTGGCAATGGCTTCTTGACCAGTCATATCGCCTCGATTTCGATGGCACCGTCTCCGATTATGGCTCTGGGGCTACCATCTACCACGCGGCCTCACCGGGCGGGAATCAGGTTTATCTCAAGTATGACGATGCCGGAAACCCGTACCTCTGCTCCAACCTGGCCACAGCCCAGGCCGACAAGATCATCGCCTTCGGCAGTTACAAGGTCGTTGTGAGATACGACGCTGCCGCTGCAACGGGTGGCCTTCCGGTCTACTTCAAGGATAGCGCCAGCCAGCCGTCCCGGTTACTGGTCAACAACACGCGCATGACCGCTGCAGACTACATCCGTACCAACAATCCTGTGTATCTGCTGCAGGTCGCGCATGACGCCGCTGCTGCAACCAACGGCAGGGCACTGTATTTCGATGACGGCGCTGATAACCGGTTTGAATGCAATAACATCGGCGCAGCCAATGCCGTAGCCAACCTGGCAAATCTGTCGCCCTCGTGGGCGTATTATGATCTTCCCGGCTCTAAAGGCAGCCTCAACCGGCAAGGCAGCTACGGCGACGTCAAGCTGCTGGCCGGCGGCTCTTGGACTTCTGGGACGAATTGCGGGTCCCGGGCTCGTGCTGCGCTTTACTCTCGCTGGTATACGGCTTCGGTTCTCGGCGCGCGCGGTTGCGCCCGGAGCCGTAGAACGGAAAACGAGGTCACGTAACACGTTCGGAAAATTTGGGGTGGATGGTCTTTGGCGGCTGCTGGCCGGCGGCAATTGGAATAATGGGACGAATTGCAGGTCCCGGGCTCGTAATGCGAATAACTATCGCTGGAATACGAATTCGAATATCGGCGCACGCAGTTGCACCCGGATACAGGAACGAGTCAAACTCCCTGGCTGGACCATCCATCCCTGTCAGGCGGTAACGTCCGGCAAAACACACAACGGAGCACGGGTCTGGCCAGTAGGTTCGCCGATCGTCAGGCCCGGACAAAACGACATGGCAAAGAGACACGGAAATCTGTTTGAACGAATAGCGAATCTGGACAACCTCCGGCTGGCGTATCAGAAAGCAAGACGTGGGAAGAGCCGCATGCGCAACGTTATCAGGTTTGAGCGAAACGTTGAAGAGAACCTGGAAACAATCCGGCGCAGCCTCCTCAATCGGACGTTCACAACATCCAGGTACCAGACAAAGATGATTCACGAGCCGAAGCAACGAGAGATTTACATCCTCCCCTTCAGCCCGGACAGGATCGTCCAGCATGCCGCAATGAACATTTTGGAGCCCATATGGGACGGCCTCATGATCGATGATTCCTATGCTTGCCGGATCGGCAAGGGACAACATGCGGGAAGCCGCCGGACCATGGAGTTTGTCAGGCGCTACCGGTACTGCCTGAAGGCCGATATCTCCAAGTTTTACCCCTCGATCGGCCAGGACATCCTGTATGGCATCGTGCGGCAGAAGATTAAGTGTGAAAGCACATTATGGCTATTGCGGGACATCATCTATTCGTACCCGGGCGGTCGGAATGCCCCGATCGGGAACTACACGTCGCAGTGGTTCGGCAATCTGTACCTCAATGAACTGGACCGGTTGGTGAAGCACCACTACAGGGTAAAAGGATACCTGAGATACTGCGACGATTTCTGTCTTTTTCACGATGACAAGGGCTATCTGCAGGAGATGAAGGAAATCATACGGGAGTTTCTTGACATCAAGCTCAAGCTGAAATTCAGCCAGGCCGAAGTTTTTCCGGTAAATCAGGGCGTGGATTTTCTGGGCTACCGGCATTTTCCGAGCCACATCCTCCTTCGGAAGAGCACGGCGAAGCGTGTTCGCCGCAGGCTGGCAAAGTTACCGCGGCTGTTGGAAAAGGGCCGGATCAACGAGGAGCAGTATCGATCGTCAATCGCGTCAACCCGCGGCTGGCTCCGATGGGCCAACACCCACAACCTCTCCCTGGCGCTGGAGCTCGACCGCCTGGAGCAGAGGAATGCAGCTTAAACGGTTTACGGATTTCGCCCAGGAGCAGGCTCCGCTGGATGGCGACAAGATACGGCTGGATACGATTCTTAACCAGGAGATCCTGGTCACCGGATACAGCATCAAGAAAAGCCGCTATGACAAGAACAGCAGTGGCAAATGCCTGACAATTCAATTCGAGATAAACGGCGAGCGAAGAGTGGTGTTTACCGGTTCCGACGTATTGATCGAACAGTTCCAGCGGTACGGTGAGCAGATACCGTTTCTGACCGTCATCAAGAAAATCGACCGATTCTATACGTTGTCGTAAAGGAGTACACATGAAGGGCTTTCCGCAACATCTAAACACCAGGGCTGATTATGAG